GTCATGGGCTTGCGCGGGGCGACGGCGCGGGCGATTGCGGCTGATATTTCCCTGCTGGTGTTGAGCATGGCTTATCCGATCCGATTGAACAGCCGGCGCAACGCATAGCTGCGCACGAGCGAGACGACGGTGAAGATGGCGCCGATGGACAAATGCTGGCCAGTGGAGGCGTGCAGGCCGAACAGCGGGAACACGGCGGCCTGAGTCGCCACGGCGACGCCATAGCCCACGGCAACATTGGCAACCGCCTCGAGCGCGGAGTGGGCGCGGGTCTGGCTCATGCGCGCGGCCCCTCGGGAAACTCCTCGCCGGTTTCGGCGTGGATGGCACGCTGGCCGGTGAAGTCTTGCCAGCGGCGAACGATCACGTCCACGTAGCGCGGGTCGAGCTCCATCAACCGCGCGCTGCGGGCGGCTTTCTCGCAAGCGATCAGCGTGGATCCGCTACCCCCGAACAGATCCAGCACGGTGTCGCCGCGCTTGCTGCTGTTCTTGACCTGATACTCGATCAGGTCGACGGGCTTCATGGTAGGGTGCTCACCGTTGCGGATCCGACGGGAGAAGTCCAGCACGGTGGTCTGCGATCGATCGCTGCCCCAATAGTGCGCGGCGCCTTCCTTCCATCCGTACAAGCACGGCTCGTGCTTCCAGTGGTAGTCCTGGCGGCCGAGAACAAGGCTGTTCTTGTTCCAAATCAGGCACTGCCGCACCCTCCATCCAACTTCACCGGCAGCGGCGCGGAAGTTCAGCCCTTCTGAGTCGGCGTGCCAAACGTAGAACACGGCGCCGGGGCGCATGAATGCGTCGGCGGTGGCGTAGCAGTCGCACAGAAACTGGCGGAAGTTGGCGTCCAACATCGCGTCGTTTTGAATCGTGAGTGCGTCCTGCGTTTTGCCCTCATACGCCACGTTGTACGGCGGATCGGTAATGAGCAGGTCAGCCAGGCCCACACCCATGAGCACGCCGGCCTGATCGATGCTTGTGCTATCCCCGCACATCACCCGATGCCGCCCCAGCACCCACACGTCGCCAGGCTTGCTGATCGGATTGGGGCGTGCTTCCGGCACTGCGTCGGCATCGGTGGCGCCATCGCCTTCGCCGTCCAGGTCGGCCAGAAGCTCGTCGAGCTCATTGCTGTCGAAGCCGGTCAGAGCAAGGTCGAAGCCAAGGTCGTCGAGTTCGCGCAGCTCGACGGCCAGCAACTCGTCGTCCCATCCGGCGTTGAGTGCGAGCTTATTGTCGGCGATCACATAGGCGCGCTTCTGGGCTTCGCTGAGGTGGCCAATACGGATGCACGGCACTTCGGAGAGGCCGAGCGAGCGAGCCGCCATCACGCGCCCGTGGCCCGCGATGATGCCGCCCTCGCCGTCGATCAGCACCGGGTTGGTGAAGCCAAACTCGCGGATGCTCGCGGCGACCTGGGCGATTTGCTCGGGGCTGTGGGTGCGGCTGTTGCGAGCGTAGGGGACAAGGGCGTCGACGGCGATGCGCTCGATGCTGGATGGAAGGGCGGTCATTCGCGGGGGGCTCCGATGGATGAGAATTCGCGGGCAAGATCGGACAAGGATCGTTCGATTGCTTCGGTCATCATGGCGACGGCCTGGCGTTCGTCCCTGATCGCGGCGAGCGGCGGGCCGATCTCTTCGGGGATGGATTCGAGTCGCGTGCGCAGGGTGGTGACGGCTAAGAACAGGGCCGCGCGCACCTCGCCAGCGTCAAGTAGTTTGCCGATCGATATTTCGTAATCTCGACGGGCTGCCATCGCGAGGTATTTCTCCTTGACGGCGCGTGCAGCCTGGTAGGTGCTGCCGATTTTGCTGTCCTGACTTGGTTCAGCGCTGGCCGTCAATTCAGCACCGCGCTCTTCGGCATGTCGGTCGGACACCACGCGCTTGGCGGGGTCTCGGGTGGATTCGATGAGGGCCTTGGATTCGACCACCTTAACTTTTCCGTTTTCGTCCAACACGAGACGTCCAGCCTGCTTGAGCTTTGTCACGTAGCTGGGGGCGCAGCCGAGGTGATCGGCGAATTCCTTCAGGCGCATGGTGACGGGCGCGGACATCAGCGGATACCCCACCAGGCCAGCCAGAGGCGCAGCGGTAGCGTAATGATGCGGAGCTGCTCGGCATAGAGCCTGAGCGGCGCTGGGTGAGCGATGCGCCAGGCTTCGAGGTTGATGATTTTGGCAGTCATTGGGCGGCCTTCAGGGCACTGGCGAGCTGGGCATGGAGCTGGGCGAGGCTGCCGGTGTTGAGGATGAGGGTGTCGCTGGGGTGGATCTGGACGCCCTGCTCGCTGATGTGCTGCTCGCTGCTGCGGTTGTAGTGGGTTTCCCAGTCGCGGACGATGTGCCAGATCTGGCCGCCCTGCCTGCGCAGCCAATCGACTTCGTGCTCGAAGCGGATGTCGGTGACGACGATGGACGGTGCCATGTCGCCCATGCGGTTGTTGGTGTCAATTTTGTGCTGGGCAATGCGTGTCCAGACGTCCCGGGCGACGTAGCGCTGGCCCCATTCGGTGCCGAGGGTTTGCATGAGGTGCCGCGGGGTGCAGCCGAGCCAGTCGATTACGGTTTCTTTGAGCGTGGGCTCGCTGAAGGTGTAGGCGTTGAGGCCCAGCATGGCGGCCAAGCCGTCTTTGATGGGGTCAGCCAGGGCAATGCGCTCGAAGTAGCCGTGGAAGCACAGCCATTCGGCGGCGGTGTCTTTGCCGGCGCCTTTAAGGCCAGCAAGGCCGATGAGTCGGGGTGCGGTCATTTGTGGCTCCTGGGGGTGCTGTGGGCGTTGGCAATGCGGCATTCAGCCTCGAGGCTAAGGATGGGCTGCACGCCGCACGGGAGGGCCCCAGCAGGGGCCAGGGTGACGCCGCGCAGGCCGTCCATCATTCCGCGGGCCATGAGGGCCCGGATTAGGTCATGGGCGCCGGGCAGGTGCTGGCGCAAAGCGGTGTTGAATTCGCCGGTGTTGTCGGGGCCGCAGGTGATGGGGGCAACCAGCGGCGGGGCGGAAGGCTTTTCCATGTCTGCGGCCACCAGGATCAAGACTTCGGGGGTTCGGATGCCGCGGTGGAGCTATTGAGGAACTCGATGTTGGGAGTCTCCTTGCGCAGGCCGTAGTACTTGAGCTGGGCCATCGCGCTGGAAATCATCTTCCCGGCGATGTTGGTCAACTCGGAAGCGTTCTTGTGCTCGATCTGGCCGTTTTTCAGTTGGTCGTAAAGGGCGCCAAGTTCAGTGCGGAGGGATTCGGCGGTTTTCATGGTGTCAGTCCTTTCTGAGTTCGCGCAGGATGCGCAGGTGAAAACGTTTTGCTTCGATTAGGGGTTGGGGAATGGGGGCAGCGGGGGTGGCTCCGAGAATTCTTTTGACGTAAGCATCCGGGATAGCTTCGTGGTACCGGCGCTGGTAGGCGGAGAGCGTCTCTCTGTTTTCTTCGCGGTACCGGCGCTTGTAGGCGGAGACCTTCTCCTTGTTTTCTTCGTAGTACCGGCGCTGTTTGGCGGAGAGCGTCTCTCTGTTTTCTTCGCGGTACCGGCGCAGGGAGGCGGAGACCTTCTCCTTGTTTTCTTCGTAGTACCGGCGCTTGGAGGCGGAGACCTTCTCCTTGTTTTCTTCGCGGTACCGGCGCTTGGAGGCGGAGACCTTCTCCTTGTTTTCTTCGTGGTACCGGCGCTTGTATTCCGCAGCGCAGGACTTGCACTGGAACGCCAGTCCATCTTTCGATGCTTTCTGAACAGAGAACTCCGCCACCGGCTTTTTCTCCCTGCACTGCGTGCAAACCTTCTTTCCTGGCTTTTCCATCTGGCTTACCTCTTCTTTTTTCTTTGTGCGGGTTGTGCGGTATTGAAAAAAGGATGCCGCACAGCCGAAAGCCGCGCTGGTGCTGGCGTTGTGCGGTATGTGCGGTATGTGCGGTATGTGTCTACGTGTGCGTGAGTGCTGATCGGTGTGCGGGTGGTGGTGTTGCTGTTGCGCGCCCGCGCCTGTGTGTACGTTGTGCCGCACATACCGCACATCCCAGTGCTGGCGCGGG